TGAGTGTTTCAATGCGAGCCTCAATTGTTTCACTATCACAATTTCCGCCGACAATTGTTGTTTGATGTTTGCTGCTTTCAATAAACTTTGCGGAGCCGAAGTGCTTCATTTGAACATTGTTTAACTTGATGCCAGATTCCTGAGTGATAAATGTTGCACCGGTTGATGTCGCAAGGTCGTCAAGCAGTTGGCGGCGCTCTGCTCCATAGTTGGGCGCCTTAATCGCGGCAATCTTAAGGGTGCCACGCACTGCATTCATGATCATTGCGGCCAGAGCCTGTCCTTCAACATCTTCTGCGACTATAATGAGAGGTCGACTTTCGCGGGCCACCATTTCTAACACTGGGAGTATCTGTTCGACATTGGAAATCTTATAGTCTGTAACCAGTAGTAAAGGTTCGTCATGGCGCATCACTGCGCGGCGCTCATCTGTGATGAAAGCACCAGCACAATAGCCAGCATCAAACTTAAAACCTTCTGTCACATCCAGTGAGGTTTCTAGTGATCTAGACTCTTCGATTGTGATGGAGCCATCTTGACCCACACGATCAATCGCCAATGATATCAGTTTTCCAATTGAGCGGTCGTTATTTGCAGCGATGGTTGCGATGTGTTCAATGTCATCCAGACTCGCTACTGGACGCGAAGATCTTTTAAGGTTTTCTAACACCTCCTTGGTAGCTATCTGAATCCCACGCTGAAGTTCTGTGGGTGATACACCAGATGCTATAAACCTCTGTGATTCTCGTAAGATGGCGCGCGCGAGTACTGTCGCCGTTGTTGTGCCATCACCGGCGGCATTGTTTGTTTCGACTGCCGCTTGTTTGATAATTTGTGCGGCAGCATTTTCAAAGGGGTCGTCGCATGCAACAAAAGCCGCAACTGTCACGCCGTCCTTCGTGATGAAGGGTGTCTGGCCCTTCTCTTGAAGGAGAACACTTCGACCTCTCGGACCGAGTGTGGAAGCAACGTTATCTGCTAGCTTGTTTGCCCCATTCATTATCTTTTGTTGTAGCGTTTGATTGTCGTCGTATTCGCGACCCATTGGTACCTCTAAGTTGTGTTTATATTATAATGCATTGTGAAGGAGATGTCAAGGGCCTTCTTCTGTTTCGGTTGAAGATATCTGTGCTGCTAAAGCACTCTGAATATCTGTTGTATTTTTGATCGCTTTCTCGCCGGAACTTATGGCTCTATCTCTCTTATCGAAAGTAAAGTATTTTGTGATATTTTCCGATAGCATTTGCGTTGCAGCAAACAGATTGTGTAGTTCGCCATTTAATTTATCCATATGAATCGATGCTATCTGTTCTAATTGTGCAGCAGAATATGGTAATAGTCCGTATGTTTTGTAGTCTATAAAGGAGAAGGATTTAAGTTGTGATGGGCTAATAGACCATTGAGTCCCACCTTTGTTTTCGGTGAGTATTCGCCACTCTTGGCGAATTACCTCTTCTAAAGAAGTTTCTGGATTCTGATCGACTCCACCTTCAAACTCGGCGTGTGATATCTTTCTTTTTTCTCTCACGCGAGCAGAATAGCCGGCGGTATATTGGAGCATCTCGTATTTATCTCCCCAATCGGAGACACTTTTTAACTTGTTTATCGACTGATCTGCGTTCATATCTGGCAATTTGAATAGATTGAGTCCAGATGCCTTTCCACCCCCACGAGCGGTGGTGCTGAGTGCATCAATAAAGTTGTCTTTTGTGAAAGTAAATTCCTCAATAGCAATTGACTCGCCATCTTTTCTGGCAACAATATAAACCATGTGACCAAATTCGGCGATACCATCGATCAAGTTAGTATAACTGCCTTCTATGTTGGTTGTCTGGTTAAGAAGTTTTAGGCTAATTGGGATCGGATTATCCGAGTCCTCGAAGGCTATCAGATCTTGGATAGGTAAGTTTCCTTTGGCAGAATATTCTGATTCCTGGGCGCCTTGGAGAAGGGCCGACAGAAATCCCTCAAACACAAAGCCCGCACTTGAAGCATTAAAACTATTGATAACGGCGCTAAGTGATTCAAGAATAATCAAAGACGATATTATTCTCCGTGGCGATGTAATTTTGTTGTTTGGGTTTGCTATTCTCTGTAAGAACGTTAATTTTCCTTCAATGCTTCGGCCACCACCAATAACACTGAATAAGCGGGTTATTTGTTCGCGCTCCATAGAATTTGGATCACCCCAAGCCTCTGTTGGTACAAACTTAGGTAGAACAAGCAAAAACTCTTTTGCTTGACTTGTGGCCATTTCTTGAATTTGTTCTTTCTTGGAGTCGTCTAAGATAACCTTGTCATATACAAGATCGAGTGTTTCCTCCACCATCTCCATCAGTGTCTTGGCGTCAATATTGGTCGCCTTCTTACCGTATTCTTCTTTTAATATGCTTCTCAAGTCAGACATTCAAAAACCTCATATAATTATGTCAGCAATACCTAATTCTACTGCTTCTTCTGCAGATAAATAGACGTTAACATTGCGTTCTAGCATCTTTTTTACGTCCTTTTTTGTCATCTTTGTTTCACTAACCAAACAATTTATGTACATTTTTTGAATTTGCTCGACTGCTTCCATTTCATTTATGAGATTATGAATCGGACCATGGTTGACCGCAACAACAGAATGAATCATAACGCGACAGTTCTTGCCGATCTTTCGCTTGCCTTTTGTGCCGGCTGCTAATAGGGGCACACCGGCCGACATAACCTTCCCCATTCCGATGGTATGAATCTCTGTTTCTTTGCGAACTTGCCTCATTACGTCATACAGGGCAAACATATCGTCCGCATTTCCGCCATAGGTTGAGATATAAAACTCAATTGGCTTTTTCTTGTCGTCTGGTAGTTCCCGGTTTGTTTCGTTTAAAAACAATATTGCGTGTACTATCTCGGCGACCTTCTCTTCGACCACTTCGCAAAAAAGCCCAACTAAACTCAGGTCTGGTTCAGGCGGCGCCAGGGATTCACGCAGAGATTCTGGATCAATAAAGACAATTTTGTCTTTGTTGGCTCTCTCCTTCCCCTCCTCTAAGATTGATTTTATAATTTCTTTAATTTTGCCGATCATCGTCTACCTCCCAAAATTTTAACGCGGCTTCTCTATTGGCCATCAAATAGCGCATAGCACTTGGCCAGTCTTCAAACTCAAGCATTGAGCGAAAAAAGGTTGGGTGATATTCTAAAAGAATTGCAATAGACCTATCTTTAAATAGTGTAACGTCCTGATCATGGCGTGTTTCAAACTTTCTAATTTGCTCTCTTGGCTTGCCCTCTTTTTTCATTTGCCGCGTCACCATGGCCTTTGTGTGGGCATAATTTTCTATTGCTTTTATAAGCATAGACAAATAGATAACGTGAGACGCCTTAACAAGAGAAAATGATAGGCGGCCGGCCATTAAAAAATAGAATGTTTTATGGGTTACGTACCCAAACAGAAACGTTAATAAACAGATCCACCAATATTCCATGCAACCTCAAAAAAAAGCCGCCAGCATCAGCAGCGGCTTTTATATATTATAACTTCTCGTAAAACAAATGTCAAGCTATTTTGTTGATGTTAGTCTCTTCAAAATTCTTTCAGCTAACTGGTTTGCTAGATCGTCATTTTTCTTCTTCTTGGTTAGACGAGCAACCACACGGCTGGCAACTTCCTGAACTATCTGATCTTGACTCTCATACATGTCGCGGCCACCAGGAAGTTCCTCTTCCTCTTCTGCACCCATCTCCATTCCGCCAAGCTCTTCTCCGCCAAGCTCTTCTTCACCACCAAGCTCTTCTTCGCCGCCGAGATCTTCCTCGCCGTCTACTTCAGCACTGACGGGCTCGCCAGTTACCTCTTCAAGAGCACCCTCAAGGGCTGTCATGAAGTCTTCGATGGAGATCATACCTGCGGCGCCTTCGCCGCCTTCGGCTCCGAGATCATCTTCGGCGCCCATATCCATTTCCATCTCTTCGCCGCCCATGTCGTCCATAGGTGCCTCTTCGCCGCCCATGTCCATATCCATCTCTTCGTCTTCTTGCTCTTTGAGCCAGCGACCGGTGGGATGGCCATTGCCGTCCTTGACTTCCTTACCTGGGCCATGGCCCTTGTTGGCAGTCTTGTCTTCTTGCAGCGCGCCCATCTCTTGAAGACGGCCGGCGCCTAGTGGAGTGAGCTTAGCCAGCTTCATAAATTGGCGAATTTCGCCTTCCGTTAAAAGTGTTTTACGAGCCATGAATATTCTCCTCAAATTGAACTCATCTATAAATAGTGCTATGATCCCTTATACTCCAAAAAAAACTAATCATTCAACAGCGGGGACTTTCTTATCTTTCGGAGAGTCTCAGTTTCTATTTGTTTTATTCTTGCAAAGGATACCCCCAAGCGATCTCCGATTTGTCTCAATGTCATGTTTCCATTTTCATATATTGATACTAAACAGCAATTAAAATCTTCTTTATAGTCAATCCATAAGCGACAACCTGCCTCTTTACAAATAGTATTTTTTCTCATGCACACGCGTGAGCATTCACGCAAACCATCTCTTTTCATAAGTCTGGGTGCTCCTCTGCTATTGTGTCGAAAATGTCATCAATCAGTTGTTTGTCATCGAGGCCCAGAGCATAAATATTATTCTTACCTTTGGTTCTTAGCTTTTTAGATTTTGTTTTTCTTTTTTCTGATTGTTGTTTTACACCATCAACAAACTCAGCAATTCTTTCATCTCCTTGAAGGTACCCTGTAATTATGGATCGAAAAAAATCCGATTGTGTTAAACTATCGTAGCGCAGTCTAGTGACTAGCTGGGCGTGGCGGTGATCATTTTCTGTAAAAACAATTCGTTTGTTTAATTTGCCGTAATCTATTTCAGCGGACATTACCAGTTTCTCCCAACAATATGGGTGTTGCTTTCAGATATGCCAGATGTGGTTTGTCTAACAAATGTGGCTTTCGCATGTAAGTCTGATAAATTGTGTGCTCCTGAGTACGAAAAGCCCGAACGAATTCCCCTTTCTAAATCTTCTAAAATATTTAAGACCTGGCCACGATAAGGCACACGAGAAGAAATACCTTCAAAGGAAGAATACTTTCCACGCCAATTAATTTGAGCCTCTTTGCTGGCCATTCCTCGATATATCTTCCAGCGCTGTCCGTCCTTGTCTTCCATCACTTTGCCCGGGGTTTCCTCGGTGCCGGCTAGCAACGAGCCTACCATAACTGCATCCGCGCCGGCAGCAAGGGCCTTTACTATATCTCCAGATGTTTTGATACCACCATCAGCAATAATTTTTACATCACGATCTGTTTTTGCGCAATCTATAATGGTTTGAAGGCCTGGTATGCCATGGCCTGTTTGAATACGCGTCGAACAAATTGAGCCGCCACCTATATTGCAACGAACGGAATCGGCGCCCCAATCTGCTAGATCGTTTATACCTTCCAGGGTGGCCACATTGCCCGCCATAATATGGATAGAGTTGCCAAATGCATTTCTAAGGGTCTCTATGGCCTCTTTCATTAAGACATGGTGCCCGTGGGCGACATCCATACAAAAGAAGTTTACCCCCACAGCATGTAATACTGCTGCTCTATTTAAAAAATTTCCAGAAATCCCAATGGCGGTGGCCACTATTGAGTTTTCCTCCGGTAACTCGCCTTTGGCTTCTACAACATGTCGAACCTGTTCCTCGATTGTGTTATATCGGTGTATGACTGCTGCACCACCACCAGCAGACATGGCTACTGCCATGGGTCCTTCCGATATCGTGTCCATCGGAGACGATATTATTGGAAGGCTTAAGTTTAGGCCACTACCCAGATCTGTTGATATATCTATCTCAGACCTAGAACGAATATCTGAATATTGTGGAACCAGCAATACGTCATCATAAGATATACATGTTTGTACATCGCGGGTCATGTCTTACCTCTCTCTCTTAATAAAGTCTTTGATATCTTTTACATAATACCATGTATGTTCGTTGGGAGAATCTGGATCAGGCATTGTTCTAATTTTCGCATTCTTTTGGCTAGCCTTTGTCTGAATAAGTGAAATCGTAGGTACCCCATTGAATTTAAGTCTTTTTTCAATTGATGGATTGTCACGAATGTTGAATGCAAAAAAATGTATATCCGAAAGATCTTCATCTTCTGCTATTTCTTTAAAGTATTCTGCGAGGGTATGACAGTAATGACAATCGTTTGAATAAAACTTTACCACACATGTCGCCTCCTCATTTACTTTTCCGCTTAGTATCTTATCTAATGCGAATGGCGATAATCTATCTACGCTCATCTAATATCTCCTGTGTTTTTCTTATACATTCGGGACAAAATAATCTGACAGTCTCTTGTTTTGCCACAACGTTCCATGATTGCACCATATCTTTGTCTTTCTTGTCAAACGGTTTTTGACACGCGCTGCATGCGTCTGGAAGTTTGCTAAACTGAGAAATTTTCTCAACAAGATTTTCGGCATTTTCTTCTCCCATCTTCTTGTTTAGGCTGCGGCGTGTCGCTCGGTTCACCCAGTACTTCCTAAAGCACCTTCCCCTCTCTCGCTAATGGTAATCGGATACGAATAAAGAGTTGATTCTGAGATCTGGGCCGGCCTAAAATGGACGACCGGGATTAACACAAGCTGTGCAATCTTATTGCCAGGAGCTATTACTTGGCTCTCTGCTCCCACGTTATGAAGGTTTACAAAAACTTCTCCTTCATAACCAGAATCAATAACGCACGCTCCCACAAGTAAGTGTCGCTTGGAGGCGATGCTTGAACGATTCTTTACTTCTAGCATATAGCCATGAGGGATCGCAAATTTCAAGCCTGTCGATATTATACGACTGGTGTTAGGTGACATATGGATCTTTGTGTGTGGGCTCTCCGGGGAGTAGTGCACATCCAATCCTGCGTCTGATGGGTTGGCGCGAGAGGGCGTGTGTACCCATGGGTGCATTTTTGCGTACTCAACTATCATCTGACGCCTCGCCGGAAATTAGCGTGAAGTTTTCAACAACCTCATCAATATTATACTTTTGCTTAAAAAGGCGATATGCCTTTACAGCTGCTCGGATTTCGTCCGTGTTGAGCCATCCGTTTTCCCGAAACTCTGAGCGTAGTTCACGCTTTTGCTCCTGATAAGGTTCGATGCAGTCTTCAATAGCGGATAGGGAGCGGATATACTCCTTAACGTATTGCTTTTTTTCTTCGTATGTTGTGGCCATTAAGCCCTCCTTGTTTACATATAAAATATAACATTACCACTCATCAAAGTCAAGTGTTTTCTTACTCAAACTTGAAATTAACTTTAGTCTCTATTCTCATTTCTGGAACGTGTAAGTGATTGGCGAGGTTATGCTTCTTTGCTTCGTCGGCATCTAAAAACCAGTCAGCGTGGCCCTTTTCGTGAATCATGTCAAGAAAATAATCTTTATTGTGGCCACAGTTCTCTGCCATCATTTGATATACTTTTTGATTTAACCTTTCGGTCTCCTCTGCTCCGGCCTTTATCTCTTCTATTTTGCCCCAATTCATCGAACTAACGTCATGAATCATTATAGTGGAATCTGGATCCATATAGCGGCGATCATCGGCACCAAAACTAAACAAGATCGCGCCGCAAGACATGGCTTTTCCTTGTACGATAGTAGCCACAGGGACCTTTGAGTGTCTAATATCTGATATCATTGACATCAAGCTATAGACCTGGCCACCATAGCTATCAATGATTACGGGCACCACTGGTTGGCCTGTGTTTTGTGCCTTCATCATTAGGTTGCTAAATTCTTTTGCTGCTGGGTCATCAAATTTGCGCACACGAATAATCGTTGGAAGATCATCCTGTAAAGCCGGCTCTTTTAGAAGCGGGCTAAAGTATTTTATAACATTCATTTTTTATCCTAGTAGTCTAAAGTTATACTTGATTGATCTTGTTGAAAAACCCCACTGTTCATTATAATCCAGCCGGCTCATATATGGACGGTTGACATGGATGCGATCTTTTTCGGGCTTTACTCCCCAACATCTAATCTTGGTTAGTTCGTTATTTGAATCAATAACGTCAATGATCCAATATGTTTTTCCGTTCTTTGTCTTTCTTGAAGTAACTTTACGTGGAATAAACCAGCAAATTTGTAGCTCTGGATCAAACTCGGAAATCGGTGGGATATACTTGTCTTTTAATTTCTCAATGGTTTCTGCGCTGATAACCAAATTCATCGGGAACACCCCAGTAAGATCTGTTTTAAATTGAATGATTTCCTCCTCTGTGAAATCTCCTTCTGGTCTGTAGAGTTCAAGATTTTCTGAAAACTTCTTGAGGTTTTTCGGGCGCTCTACCACACACGCACTCCAAAAATGCTTTCGGCCAGTGAACCTATCGTCTACAAGCTTATCCAGTGCGCCGCCTCTGCATAATGCATCGAGGGCCTTCTTGTTAAACTTACTGTATGACACATCTTCGCGAAACAACAGGTCTTCTGCATTCAGGAATGGCCGGTTGTGTAATACCTGTTCGATAGCAGCCATTCCAAGCCCCTTGATGGAAGTTAGTGGCTGAATAAGAGTCTTACCATCTACGGAGATCTCCCACACAACACCGGACTTGTTAACATCCAGCGGCTCGATATTGAAGCCGTGACTTTTCACGATATTAATTGCTTTCTCTTTTCTTGTCTCTGGTTCCTTGTCAAGGTATGCCGCGGCCCACTCACAAGGATAGTGTGTCCATAGCCAAGCACACTGATAAGAGATAATGCTATATGCTGTTGCATGGTTCTTGGAGAAACCATACTTAGCAAACCCCTCCATTAATTCCCAGATCTCTTCTGCGATGCTAATGGACATTCCCTTTTCGTTTGCTCCCTGAATGAATCGCTGGCGCAACTCTACAAGCAAGTGCTCCTTACCGGTACCGCGCTTCGTAAGAAGTTTACGAATGGTGTTTCCATCGTCACGTGAAATGTTCTTACCTATTCTGTGGGTGATCTCGGAAATCTGTTCCTGAAAAATAACGTGTCCGTAACTCTCTTCTGTGATCTCCTTAAAGATCGGGTGGTACCACTTGATATCGGTATGACCTTCCTTGGCCGCGATGTATTGATCGTGAACCTTTGCCGACAGAGGACCAGGACGGAAGATAGATGTAACTGCTGAAATCTCTGCGATGTTTGTTGGCTTAACGTTCTTACAAAAGTCTTGGGCGCCATCGTTTGTAAACTGAAATGTTCCTGCAAACTTGCCCTTGTGAAATACGTTCTTATACACCTTTTGATTGTTTAGGTCAAGGGTATCCGGGTGAATATTCTTGTTATAATATTCTCTGACCTCTGCAAACGTTGGGTTTTCAACACCATGGTGGCGCTTCAGAATATGTTCGATACACCCCTCAATCATCTTTAGTGTCGAGAGCCCCAATAGATCGAACTTAATGAAACCAAGCGGCTCAAGGTGTCGAACATTCTGGCCCTCAGCCCAAGGGGCTTGTCTCACACCACCAGAATTAATAAGCGGCATGTTCTCGTTTAGGTTCTCGGATACGAGCAACCCACCAGCATGTCGAGAGCAGGAGCGAACTTGTCCCACAAGACCTTGTACACGCGCCTGTACCTCTGGGTACTTGGTAAGGTATACCTGAAGCGATGGTGAGAACTCCAACACCTCTTCCCATGTTGGCACATAGACACCAGCAGTAATACCATGTCTCTGCTTGGCGGGGCCCACAGCCTCACGCATCATAACACTAGTAACTGTGTTAGCCTCTGTGAATGGGATATCATATAGTTTTGAAATATCCTTGATAAGCGAGCGAAGTTGCAGCGTGTTCCAGTTTGAAATCGGGGCCACACGGTCTTCTCCCCACTTTTCAATGAGGCGCTCCTTGAGAGCCATGCTATCTGATACATCTGTATCAATATCAGGGTAGTCGGTCGCATCGGTG